CCCGCAAGGGGGCTCCGGCGCAGTGCAGTATATCCGATTCCCGACATTGTTGTTCTCCCCTTTCCGGGGGGAGCAATGTGTTGGGATCGATTAGGAGGAATTAACCTCCTAGGACCTTAGGAGCTCTGGTGCCTCACGGCCTCTATTAAGTCCCGTGCGTTGCCCTGGAATGGGCCGCCCGGTAACTTGTCCTTCCAAGATACGGATGATCCGAAGTATCATGGGTCATTCGCGTCTGGAGGGAGAGGTTTTGAGGGGGTTCAGGTAACTGAATCCGAAAATCACCCGACTTGGAGGGCCGGCTATAAAACCGGCCAATTCCTTGGCGATAAAGGTGGGGACTTTACGATGCGTAAGCAGTTCCTTGAGACGACCTACGGGTCTGTCTTGCGGGACTGCGATGCGTCGTATTATGATCCCCGCCAAGGGCGCAATATGCGTGTAGCGTTTAAGGGAGGCATTTACCCTTCGGGGTTGCCTTCCGATCCGTACTCGAGCTTTGGGAACAGCAGTGATGCTGAACTCAATGCCTTTGGTACGACCGCTATCGCACGTTGTCGCCCTAATAGCAATATTGCGTCGGCGGCAGCGGCTCTTATCGAGCTCTACCACGAGGGTCTTCCCCATCTTGTGGGGTCGTCCTTGTGGTCAGGTAGAACCTTGGCAGCGAAAAACGCTGGCCAGGAATATCTGAATGTAGAGTTCGGTTTTAAGCCGCTTGCTAACGATATCGCTAAGTTCGCTTACGGTGTCGTTTACTTTGACAAGGTTCGTGCTCAAATAGAGCGGGANTCTGGCAAGGTAGTTCGACGTAGGTATGATTTTCCACCTATTGAGCGGCGGAGTACCCGCACGGTCGCATCGCTGTTCGTCCGTCCTTCGACGGAGCCGGACAGCGATTTCGGCAATGTGGGTCCCGACGCCAATAACGGAGCGAAAACCATCCTCGATTCCTATACTAGGATCGAGCGGTGGTTTTCGGGAGCATTCACTTACTACGTCCCTAAACAGGATAAGTTTGGAATGCTCTCTCAAGCCCAGAAGTTGCTTGGGCTTGAGATCACCCCAGATGTCCTCTGGCAAGTGACTCCGTGGAGCTGGGCTGTCGATTGGTTTTCCAACGCTGGGGATGTCATTTCGAATCTCCAAGCGTTTACCATCGATGGTCTGTTGTTGCGGTATGGGTATATTATGGAACACGTTGTTACCAGAAATACCTATTACCATCAAGGACCCACCGGCAAATGCTGGGGGGATTCCTGTTATCCGACACCCTTGGTTTTCGTAACTGAGACCAAGGTTAGACGTCGGGCAACGCCCTTTGGGTTCGGCTTGAAGCTGTCTGACTTCACAATCAGGCAATCAGCCATTGCTGCTGCGCTCGGCCTAAGCCGGACGTAGTCGCAGATGTACTGTTCGTGCGAAACGCCAATGGGGCTGTAGACCACAGCCCTAGGAGTGATGCCTATGGCACTATCCGATCCTCAGTCAATCACCATTGGTGGGACGACGAGCCCCCTACCGAGAACTTTTTCGGAGGGTAGCGAGTCGGCCTATACCAGTGGTGACGGGCTGTGGAAGCTGTCGGTTAACCATAACCTGGTAAAACAGGGAAGGGTCCGGCACCTTCTGAGGTTCGACCACTCGAAGATCGCAGCCAATCCGTTGGAGGCTGGCGAGAACGTGCGCGTCAATGCGGCCGTGTATACGGTCTTTGACGTGCCGCCCGCCGGCTTCTATTCGGCAGCGGAGATCTTCGCGATCTGGGCAGGCTATAAAGGCCTGCTTACCGCGTCTTCGGATGCGATCATCACCAAAGTTCTTGGTGGTGAGTCGTAGAGAGGATGACACCCAACCGTCCGCCGATCGTAAGATCGTATGGATAGGTAGGCGTCATCGCCAGGACGAGACTGACCATGAAGGACTAGAGCTTAGGCTTTCAGTTAGCTATAAAACGCTAGCTGTTGTCTTCGCTCTGTTCAACGTGGTCGGTCACATCGTCGACATGGTTTCTAAACGGGACATCTCCCATGTGAGCGAAACGCTCTGGGGGTTGTTCCCGTTTTAGGACCGTGTGGCTGTGCCTTTGGGCATACTCTGTGGTTCCAGTGTTGCGGGCTTCCGTAACAACGAGTCGGGGGAGATCCCCGAGTTAGGAGAAGTAAAATTCACCATAACCCAGGGGAGTACTCTCCCCCCAATCTCCGGGCCGCTCTGACGGTTTGCAGGTTGGCTAACGCCAACTTTGCGTCGTCAGGAGGTCTGGGGATGCGCTACATCGTCGTGGAAAACGTCCACGAAGCCATAGACCCGGACAAACAAATCCGGATACTAGACTGCGTCGACGATACCATCGTCGGTGTGACGGACCTGCTGTGCAGGTTGCCCGTCGACCAGGTACAACCGGTCGAGTTCTACTTCAACTTTAATTAGTTGGAGTAGGATCTAACTGGATGATGGGTGCCATCAGGCTAGGCATTCGGCTACCTCCTCTTGAAAGGAGGGTCGATGAAAAGGCTGATGTCACTCTGGTCCTGGCTCGCTGAGGAATCAGCGGGCCTATGCTGCACTAGCGCCCATCAGGACATTAATACCGTCCTGATGCGGGTCGAACATGAGGGGTTGTCGTTTTTAACGATAACCCTACCCGACCTTGGTAAGTCGTTCCAAAGATGGCTTGACCAGGGTAAGGTGGCTATCCACCCTGCGTTCAGTAATGAACGCGGGGGAAGTTTCCCCCGATTTCTCGGAGGTTTCTTCAGCCGTGTGTTCGACCGTGATAGTGGCCTGTTACTTGAGGATCCTTGTACGGACGCTATTCGAGCTATTCGCCAACTAACGTTGGTTTATAGCAAGATTGAGCTTGAGTGCTCCCAAGCACGAAAGCTAGCGGCCGTCAGGAATTATCTCAAGTGTGAGCAGGAAGTCCGTTTGTTCGACAATGAACTCTCCGAGAGCGATCTTAGAGAGTTCGTTTCTATGTCGAACATGCTGTATGGTGGTGTCTTCACGGAGTTGGATAGAGATATCTACTCCGGGAGGTACCTTCCAAAGCATGGTCCAGGGTCGACTGCCGACGGACTTCTGGGAAACCAGAAGTTCCGACAAGCAGTCTGGACCAAACGTCTCGAGAAATCCGGACTTAGTGCCGGCGAGAATCTCCTCCCTAACTGGCGCTTTTATGACCAGTTGGGCGGAGTTGACTTCCTCGAACCTGGCGCAGAGGTACCTGTAAAGGTTACCCTTGTGCCTAAGACGCTTAAAACTCCGCGAGTGATCGC